GTCCAGGCTCGCGTAGCGATCTGAAAGATCAAAGAAACCCATCTGCGCCATGGCTGCATTCCCTGTGCTGGTCCACCGCCTCAGTTATACAGCAGCGCCAAGGTTGGGGCAATTTTTAGAGGTGCCCCCAATGCGCATCGTTGTCCAAGTGCTGTTCTTGGTAAAGCTGAACATATTTCAGCTGAGGTTTATCTTTACCGTACCAAATTAGGTAGTCGTACATGACCTCGAGATATTTTGCGCCAAGAGGCATAGTTTTTTTACGGAAGTAGATTTGCGAAACAAAATTCTTTGAACCAAAAATCTCATCCATCAACTCTCGAATATGATGCACGTTTTCCTCGGAAATCTGCACGAACACCGATCCAGTGTTGCTCAGAAGTTCCCGCGCCATCAGCAGCCGGTCGCGCAGATAGGTGAGGTAGGAATGGATGCCCAATTCCCAGGTGTCGCGGAACGCCTTGATCATCTCGGGTTCCTGCGTCAGGTCATCGTCTGACCGGTCCTTCACGTCGCGCTTGTTGGTGAAGGGCTGAAAGTTCGACCCGTATTTGATGCCATAGGGCGGGTCGATATAGATCATCTGCACCTTGCCGCCCATGCTCTCCTTGGTCAGGAGCGAGTTCATCACCAACAGGCTGTCCCCCGCCACCAACCGGTTCGACCAGCCCTTTTCATGGTGGTAGAAATCCAGCGCCTGGCGCAGCGGCAGATTCTCGAATGGGGCCGCGAACAGGTCCGGCTGTCGCCATTGCTTCGGCGCATCCTTGCCCTTCAGCCGCTTGGCCGCATTGGCCAGGATCGTCGCCGGATCCACCCGTTCATGGACGTGGAGCGAGACCGTATCGACGTCGAAGCTGGTCTTTTCCGCCTTGCCCGTCCAGTTTAGATAGGGCTGCTGAAGCCGCTTGAGTTCCACCAGCGCGTCCTTCATCCGCTGGGGATCGTCGCTGGCAAGGGCGTCGTCGATCAGCGTTTCGATCCCGCCGCGCGCGCTGTCGAAGTTCAGCACCGGGTCCAGATGTGGATCATAGGCCCAGGTCGTCTTGTCCCCGTCCGGATCGGTGCCCGCGTGGACCATGCCGACCTCGGGGTTGTTAACCCGGGTCTCGCCATGCCGATAGCTGACCACCTGCGTCGGATCGTCGGATTTGCGGGTGGTTTTCTTGCGCGCTGTCGTGGCGGCTTTGGGTTCTTTCATCTCCGGCGCCGTCAGTTCCAGATCGGCTACATCCGCCCGATAGATAGACCCGCCGCGCCCCCGGCCCCTGGCCAGCACGCCGCCATCCACGAGTTCATCGCGCGCGGCCGCATACGCCTCGTCCGTCAACCCCGGCAGATGTTCGCGCAAAAGCACCATCATCGCGCCATTGCCGATGGAGGACCCGTCTTCGGGCGTCAGAGAGAGGATCAGGTCGGTCAGGCTGTCGGACATGGGCGGATCACCGATACTTGCGAAAAGGGCTTGTTTTCACGTCTTGTTTTCGGGGACCCTATCGCGCGACCTTGGCTTTTGCACGCCCGATTCCGCCGTGGCGTGCTTCTCGTGTCTCTCGATACGTTGATGTCTATTCGGATTCCGGGTTTTGTCTTTCAGACAGCCAAAACGTTTCTTGCTCGGCCCAATTCAATGGGAATGGGTCCATTAGCTTCGCCAAAGAAATGTGCGAGTGGTGCTGGCCCGACATGATGGCATCAACGACCTCTGGCGAAAGCAGCGAAAGCCGCAATACCCTTGCCATGTAGGTGAATGCGATGCCCTCGGAACGGGCCACCTCAGATATCGATGCGAACTCGCCGGACTCCAGCATCCGCTTCCAGCGAAATCCCCGCGCCAGCGCTTTGACCAACGTGTTGTCCATCTTGCATTGGCTGGCTGCCCCATCCGGCAGCTGCATTTCCTTGCGGCCGCCTCGTTTCACGAAGCGGAACGGGATGTGCACAGTCACGGTGTCGGGTATTGCCTTCGCGCGGGTCATGCCGCCGTTCCGAGGTCAGTCCTCATTTCGTGCGCCAGCCCGGTTAGACCGTCCATGCGGAGGCGAACATCCAAGCCCTCGGTGCCGATGTCGATCCGCTCGACCAGCAGCGCCACGATGCGTGCCTGTTCGGCCGGGAACAGTTCCTCCCAGAGCGGGTCGAGGCGGATCAGGGCATTACGGGCGTCAGCCTCGGTGATCTCGCCGTCCTGCGCGCGTGCGGCTTTCCATGTGCCTGCCACGATCTCGGGCTGGCGGAAGACTGCGCGGAGTTGGTAGATAACCGCTGCTTCGATCTCGCCCGCAGGGACCCGGCCCAACGGGCATGATCCTGCGCCGTGTTTCAGGATCGTCTGGCTGACATAGTAGCGGTAGAGCTTGCCGCCCTTGCGCGTGTGGGTCGGCGAAAAGGCCGCCCCATCGGGGCCGTAGAGCAGCCCCTTGAGCAGCGCGGGTGTGTCGGCGCGGGTGCGCGCGGCGCGCTTGCGGGGGCTTTCGGTCAGGATCGCGTGAACCTTGTCCCAAACCGCGCGGTCGATGATGGCATCGTGTTCGCCGGGATAGCTGTCGCCCTTGTGGACTGCTTCGCCGATGTAGGCGCGGTTGTTAAGCAGGCGATACAGGTATTTCTTGTCGATCCGGTTGCCACGGCTGGTCTGGACGCCCCGAGCGGCCAATTCCCGGGCCAGTTCCGTGCCAGAGCCGATCTCAACGAACCGGGCGAAGATCCAACGCACATTGGTGGCATCGGTCTCCTTGATGACCAGTTTGCGATCTTGCACTACATATCCCAACGGGGGCACGCCGCCCATCCACATGCCCTTTCGGCGTGAGGCGGCGATCTTGTCCCTGATCCGTTCTCCGGTCACCTCGCGTTCAAATTGGGCGAAGCTGAGCAGGATGTTCAGCGTCAGCCGCCCCATGGAGGTGGTGGTATTGAACGATTGGGTGACGGAGACGAAGGTGACATCGTTGCGGTCGAACACCTCGACCAGCTTGGAAAAATCCATCAGCGAGCGCGACAGACGGTCGATCTTGTAGACGATGACCACGTCGACCAGCCCGTCCTCAATGTCTTCCAGCAGCCGCCTCAACCCGGGGCGTTCCAGCGTGCCGCCGGAGATGCCGCCATCGTCATATTGGTCGCGGACCAGCACCCAGCCCTCCGAGCGCTGGCTGGCGATATACGCCTCGCAAGCCTCGCGCTGGGCGTGGAGCGAGTTGAATTCTTGCTCGAGCCCTTCCTCGGAGGATTTCCGGGTATAGACGGCGCAACGCAGCTTGCGGATGATCTTCTCGGTCATGTCGATCTCCGGTGGTTTTTCAGCCCAAAGAACACCCACCCGTTCCATCTTGTGCCGGTGATGGCACGGGCAATGGCCGACAGGGACTTGTAAGGCCGTCCCTGCCATTCGAACCCGTCGGCGGTAACCGTGACGATCTGCTCGGTGCCCTGCCACTCGCGCAGCAGCCGCGTGCCGGTGATGGGACGGTCGCGATCCGCGCGGATGCGGCTTTTGTTGCGGTCGCCGCCGTCTAACTGCTCGCCGAGGGCTTCGAGCCGTTTCACCGTGTCCGGCTTGAGCCCGCCATAGACCAATTCCTGAATGCGATAGGCCAGTCGGCTTTCCAAGTAGCGACGATTGAACGGCGGCGGTTCGCTGTCGAACAATTCGCGCCATTGCTGCTTCAGGTCTGGCGTGGAGGTGGTCTTGAGCGCGGTCAGGCGCGCGGGGATGGGATCGGGTTTTGTCATGCGTTCCTCCGGTGAGTTGGAGTTGCATGACGCCATTGGTCGTCCGGAGAGTGTAGGAAACTTTCTCCATTTTCGTCAGATACTTCGCTCCTATCACGCATCCGCAACCGGACCAGCCCAAGTGCCAGCAGCCCGCACATTTCCGCGCGGCGTTCCGCCGGTGTCATCTGATCGGGCGGTAGCGGGTTCGAGCCCCGCACACTTCTGTGGATTGCGTTTTGCATGGGGAGACGCTTACCCGCACGACCTGCAAAAACAATTAGATTCAATGGGCTATAGTAAGCCTGCGTAAGCGTGCGGTCAGGGTGGGACGCGGCGTCAAACGCATCGTTGTAAACTCGCAAAAATATTTTGCGGGGTTCGTGGCCAACGGTTGGTCTGGAGACGAATCCAAGACGCTTGCTAATTACCCTGCTGTCGTACAGGTTCGGTTTAATGAATTGGCTGTTGTTCTTCACTTTCCTGGCTGCCTGCATCGCTCCGGCCGCAGCGGGAATGCTCTTTCGGCCCGGTGAGTGGTATCGCGACCTTTCAAAACCCTCATGGACGCCGCCAAACTGGCTGTTCCCGGTTGTCTGGGCATTTCTTTACGTGACCATGTCGCTGGCGGCGGCACGGGTTGCCAGCCTTCCCGGGACCAGCCAAGCCATTGCGTTCTGGGCCGTCCAGATTTCGATAGCGTCCTTATGGTCCGGTGTCTTCTTCGGTCTGCGCAAGATGGCCACGGGTGGCGTGATCATCGCGACGCTGTGGGCTGCTGTCGCGGTGACCATGGTCGCATTCTGGAGTCATGACACAATTTCAGGTGTGCTCCTTGTGCCCTATTTGATCTGGGTAAGTGTTGCATTGGCTTTGAATTGGTCTGTTTGGGGTCTCAATCGCAAGGCCGCCTGACGGTCGGCCGCTCCCCTGAAAAAGAAAGAAGAGCGAAGTCCGGGCTCATGCGTCAATGCCTCGTCGGGCTCGCCACCATCCTGTCCGTTTCCAGCCTCAGCGACGATTTCCAGAGGGGCGTTTTCGCGAATACTACGTCGTCTGTCCGGAAGCTGTCTGCGCCGCGCTGTTGGTGAAGCAGTCCGGTCCAGCAGAGCGGCCGAAGCACCTGTATGTCAGGGGAATCGCGTTTGGGATCGTCCCGCCCAGGCGGGATCAAAAGCGATCGAATCCTGACCACGAACGCGGCGAGAGAGATGAAAAGTTCGCGCAATGTTCACCCTCTCAGTGCTCGGATTTCCAAACGCGATTGCCCTGACCTGTATGTAGAGGCTGCTGAGCACATCGTCGAAATGAGCGCCCGGATGGGGCTTTCCGAAAAGAACCTTTCGCAGGTGTGCAGCTGTCGCGCCGCCCTCGGTCTCAACGTTAAGGACGTTCAGGAACACGTCCCAATTGCTCAGGATGGGCTCATCATCGAAGCGTGTGAAGCGGGCGAAGTTGGCGCAGAGGTCTTCAGGAAACGGGCGCGGAATTGCAGACCATGGGTGCGGTCATTGATCCATTCACCGGGCGCCGTGACCCATTCCCCTGCCGAAATCATCGCCGCATGACCGACCGTGGTGATCAGGTCGCGGTGCCCGCGTGCCTTAACACGCAGCACGCAGAAGCCGGACTCTTGGCTGTGGAACGTCACCCTTTCAACTAGGCCCGCCAGAACCTCGGTTTCTGGAGCGTTGTTTGTCAATCGACTGCTTTGAGGGCTGTGCCCTTGGATCGCGCCATTTCCGCCATTGCTTTGTCAAAGGCAGGTCTCGGAATATTGACCAAAGCAAATCTCTTCTTTTCCGAAGGATGGCCCTCATCCAGCGCCTCGATCACCAACTCTACGTTTTCTTCGTTGGCGTAAACTTCAACTGTGATTTCAGCATTATCAAAGTCGATTTCATGGCGGCGGCCATTATTACCGCGAATGATGACATGGCTCACTTTTCATATCTCCCGTGCAAACCAGCGGATGCGGCCAACGATGTTGATCTCATCGACGGTGCGTTCATAGGGGCTATAGAGGGGGTTGTCGGAAATCACCCGCACGGCTGGAGGTTCGCTGCCGGGAAGATGCTCAAGGCGCTTGGCCACCAGCCCCATCCCGTCATCAAGCACAAAGATCCCGGGCGGGTTTGGCGTCTTGCGGGTCATGTCGACCAACACCGCATCGCCGCTCAGCAGCGTTGGTGCCATGCTGTCGCCGTCGACATGCATGATGCGCAGTTGCGCTGGGTTGGCCTTCAGGCTGTGTTTGATCCAGGAACGGCGGAAGTGATAGGCGCGCCCAGGCGTGTCGCGGTCCTCGACCACTACCGCGCCACCGCCCATCGAGGGGCGCGGGCTGGCATGCGCAATCGCCACAAAGGCCTCATCGGGATTGTCGATGAAGGGTGGCGTACCGTCCACGTCGCCGATCCCGTGGATCAGCCAGTCACGGTCCACCTTCAGGACTGCTGCGACCTCACGAAGTTTTTCGATGCCTGGCCGGGTCGACCGGCCACGCAGGATGTCGTAGACGAAGGACCGGTTCACACCAGCCATCTCGGCGACATGGGCTGGGCTGAGGCCGAGCTGGTCGGCGCGGGCGCGGAGACGGTCGGCGAGGGTGTGATGCGCGGTCATGTTTTCCCCAAGGGGCTGTGGATACAATAGGATAAAATAGGATTGATCCGACTGCGTCAAGGGATTAGAACAAAGGATAAACATCTAACATCCGGATTCGAGGGGACGTGCGTGCGTATCGACAAGGTATATTTCACGCTCCCCGAGGTTCTTGATCGCTGGCGGGTCTCGGAGGCGGACGTCGTTTACCTCGCTGAGAACGACAGATTGCGTCTCTCGGTCCGGGTCTTCGGGATGCCGATGGAATTCGGCGATTACGAGGATAACGGGGATGGACAGCGATGCCCGGTGCCGTGGGAGCAGAGCCACTACAGCGGGTTGCTCGACCTTCATGCCCGCGACGCATTCCAGCTTTTTCGCTGCGGCGAAATCAACGTGAACAGCTTCCGAACCCCGCGAGCCGACTATGCAAGGCTCTGCGGCGACGTCGAGCCAGTGTTGGTCATGATCGGCGATCTTCTCATAAGGCGTGAAGAGCGGGACCGCGTCGAGATCGCCAACGGGTTTACGGCTGACGGTTCACCGATTGAGGAGCCCACGTTCATTGTCTCGGCCGATTACCAGGAAATCCGCTGCAACGGCAGCCGCTTCAAGCTTGGGCCGATCCAGGCAGAGGTGATCCGCGCATTGCATGACGCCGCACTTGCAGGCGAGCCATGGCAGAGCGGCAAAGCCGTCCTGTCACGGGCCGGATCAAAGAGCCTGCGTATGGCCGATGTGTTCAAGTCCCAGACGAACTGGCGGCACCTGATCCGTTCGGATCGCCGCGGCGGATACCGACTCAACCTCGATTGAGTTGCACCCCGCCCACCGCCGCTGGGGGATGGCGAAGGGGATGGGTGGGGGATGGAGGGGGATTAGCCCGTCCGTGGTCCACCCAAAGCCCTATCCTGCAAAGCCCGACAAATCCCCCTCCGCATCCCCCGCTGCTCCCCACGACATCCCCCAACTGAATTTCGCATGATCTCCTCAACGACGATGAAGAGGAGACACTGACGATGCAGAAGCATTGCCTGAACCAGAAGGAGCTGGCCCGGCGCTGGGGCCTGTCGCACCGGACGCTGGAACGCTGGCGCTACGCGGGCCAGGGACCGGCCTTTCTCAAGCTAGGCGGACGCGTGCTCTACCGGCGCGGCGAGGTTGAAGCGTTCGAAGAGAGCCAGTTGCAGCGCGCGAAGGCCATCAGCGCGGCAGTCGACCGGGTCGGACCCGGTGAGGGACGCAGGCTTACAGCCGTTCCCCGGGGGGGCGCCCCGACTCCACCTCCCTGCGTCAGCGGCCCGTCTGGGACGATGTCGCGGCGGCCTGAGTAGATGGGAAAGGAGGAGATCATGTTCATGGCAACTACACCCTTTATCACGGTCCGCGCCAAACGACCGCTTTCCGAGATCGAGTTCTGCGCCTGGGTGGCGCAGGCCACTCCCGGCGACCGGCTGGAATACCATCGTGGCTTTCTGGTGCTTGACGCCTTCCCGGTGATCTCGAAGCTGGCCGACCCGGACCGCAAGCGTCTTGCGCTTCTCGGGTCCCGCGCGTTCTGGGCCGCCGAACTGGGCCTCGTGCATCTCGTCCAGGAGCGCGTGGGCCCCGACCAGTTCGCATATATCGCCGTCGCCCGGCCCAAGCCCAAGGCCGCCGCTGTCTCCCTTTCCGAGCTGCTGCTCGCAGAACAAGGGCAGCCCTGCGACGCCACTGGTCCGCTTGGCAGGGCTGCCGCGTGATGACGCCTTTTCAATCCCAGTTTGCCAATCACGGAGATCCCCACATGCCGTTTCCCGAGAACACACCCACGCCTGACGATTTGCCATCCCTGAGCGTGGCCGAGATCGCCGCGCTGCCGGTCGAATTGCTGGCGATCCTCCAACACGATGTTGACGAGCGCCTGAAGCGTGACAAGGCGGCAAAGACTCGCTTCGATGCCGGGTTGGTCATCCGCTACGCCACCCGCGCTGCCGAGGAACGGCAGGCTCAGGCCAAGGACACCGGTACGGTCCGGTTCGACGATGGTGATTTCACCGTGGTCGCTGATCTTCCGAAACGGGTGGATTGGGATCAGGATCGGTTGTCCGCCATGGTCACGCGTATCCGCGATGCCGAGGACGATCCCGCCCAGTATGTCGACATCACCTACAAGGTGCCTGAGCGCAAATACACCGCCTGGCCCGAGGCCATCCGTGCCGGTTTTGAGCCCGCACGAACGGTTGGTAGCGGCAAACCGAGCTTCCGTCTCGAGGTCGTAAATCCTTCCTGAACACGGCGGCGGGGACGCCCTGACCGCAAGGCTGGGCAGGCACCCCTTCGGCGCCCGGTCATCCCCCGCCGTTGTTGATCGTTTCTTTCAAACCAAGGAGAGCCTTATGGCATTACGCATAATCACGGCAGACGAGCGATTGTCGGCCACCGAGAACAAGACATCTCTGGCGGTCTTCGGCCCGCCCGGCGTTGGCAAAACCACGCTGATCAAATCGCTGCCCGAGGATGAGGCCGTCTGCTTCGATCTCGAAGCTGGGATGAAATCCGTTCAGGACTGGCGCGGTCCCAGCATTCCGATCCGCAGCTTCGACGATTTCCGCGACCTCGTGATCCTGATTGGCGGGCCTGATCCGGCGCAGCATCCAGATAGCTACTATGGCGCGGGTTATCACGCGCATGTGCAGGCGAAATATGCCGACAGCGGACTTGAAGCCTTCCTCAAGGGCCGATCGATCATCTTCGTCGACTCGATCACCGATCTGACGCGCCAGGCCATGGCCTATGCCAAGCAGCAGGCCGAGGCCTTCTCGGAGCGCACCGGCAAACCGGATGTGCGCGGTGCCTACGGGCTCTTGGGCCGCGAGGTCATTCAGGCGCTGAAACACCTCCAGCATGCGCGCGGCAAGACCGTGATCTTCGTCGGTGTGCTGGAGAAGGTAACCGACGAGTTCGGGGCGTCATCCTGGGTGCCGCAGATGGAAGGCTCGAAAGCCGGCCGCGAACTTCCCGGTATCGTCGACCAGGTCCTCTCGATGCAGCTCTTTGGTAAAGACGCCGATGGGGCATGGTCCCTCGACGAAAAGTCCACAGAACGCCGCCTGGTCTGCAAATCGGGCAATCCCTGGGGCCTGCCAGCCAAGGACCGCTCTGGTCGCCTCGACATGACCGAGCCGCCTGATCTGGCCGCCTTGCTGGCCAAGATTGATGGGCGCAGTGCGCCGATCGCTCCCACCAATATCACCAACCCCACCTGATCAACGAGAGGACAAGAGACATGAATTACGATCTGAACGACGCCGCGCCGCAAATGGCCCCGATGGGAGAACTGATCCCGGACGGCACCTTCGCCAAGGTGATGATGAAGCTTCGCCCCGGCGGCGCGAACGGAGGCAGCGACATGGATGCGGGGCTTTTGAAGGCGTCGCCGCACAGCGACGCCAAGATGCTGGACTGCGAGTTCACCGTCGTCGAGGGGCCGTTTGCACGGCGCAAGTTCTGGCAGAACTTCACCGTGGCGGGCGGCAAGGTGGACGAAAAGGGCCAGTCCAAGGGCTGGAACATCTCGAAAAGCGCCTTTCGGGCGATGATCGACAGCGCGGTCGGCCTCAAGCCTGATGATCTCAGTCAGGCCGCGCGAGAGAAGCGGGTGATCGGGGGGCTGAAGCAGCTCGACGGGATCACCTTCGCTGCGCGCATCATGGTGGAAGCATCGGACAACCCGAACTACCGCGACAGTAACAAACTGGCCAATGTCGTCTTGCCCAATGAGCCTGCCTACCCAGCAATCATGCGCGGAGAGGTTGTGGCAGCGGAGCCAGTGAACGCGCCGCCGCGGAAATCTGCCGCCCAGACGCCACCGGCCTGGAATGCCCAGACGCCCGCGCAGACGGGTTGGTCCGCCTCCCCTCAGCCACCTGCAGCGCAATCTCCGTCCAGCACCGCAGCACCGACCCCGGGTGGTGCGCCCGCCTGGCTGAACAGCTGACGCCATGACGCCGGATGAGTGGCAGGCGCATGTGACGCGCGAGGCGGCAAAGGAGATCGGCAAATGGCTCGAGGCCCGTGGAAGACTGGATCGGCCTATCGCAAGCCTCAGGCTGGCCGATCTAGACGCCATGGCATCATTGGCCATCAGCCGCTTCGTCGTTCTGGCCTCGCACAAGATCAGGGACGCGCCGGGGCAGCACGAGGATCTCGAGAACCTGCTGATGGGCTGAGCATTGCCTGTGCGATCTGTAGTCGTGAATCTTTGGGCTTCGGCTTCTGCCTGCGCCTGCAGTGGACGCTGTTCCCGTCCTACAAATTCTGTTCGCGCCGGTGTCAGGACATCGGCGCGGACCTTGCCCAGAGGAACAACGGAATGATTGATAAAACCACCCGTGAGGCCAAGGCCATTCGTGATGCCCGCAAGGATTTTGCCGAAGCGCTGACCGAGCTTGGCCTGATGGCACCCTTCTTTGACCGCACCGCCGCCGAGATCGACCAACTCATCGAGGCGGCCGTCACTGGCTACATCGGCAGCATGCAGACGCAAGGCGCGCAGCATCAACCTGAGGGCCACCTGCCTGAAGACGAGATTCCATTTTGAGGTGTATCATGATTGACTTGAACCATGGCTCAGGCGTGCAATATGCGCCGCCGCAGATGATCCCCGACATCACCGGAGCACTGGCTGACGCGATAGATTGCGGTTTGAAAGCCCGCAACGGCGCCGAGCGCCCGCGCAGCTATGTCAGCTCTTCCGGGCTCGGGCGGGCCTGCCTGCGCCAGATCCAGTATGATTTTCTGGCGGTGCCAAAGGATGAAGGGCAGGAGTTCGCACCGAAAACGCTGCGGATCTTTGAAGCGGGGCATCGTGGCGAGGATATGGTGGCCAGTTGGCTGCGGCTTGCGGGATTCGATCTGCGCACGGAACGCGCCGATGGCCGCCAGTTTGGTTTCACTGCGTTGAATGGGCGCTTCAAGGGGCACATTGATGGCTGCCTTGTCGATGGACCCGTTGCCATGGATTATCCCGCGCTCTGGGAGACGAAAGCCCTCGGGGCACCAAGCTGGAAGGATACCGTCAAGCGCGGTGTCGCCGTGTCCAAGCCCGTCTACGCGGCGCAAATCGCGCTCTATCAGGCCTATCTGGACCTGCCAAACCCGGCGCTTTTCACCGCGCTGAACCGCGACACGCAGGAAATCTACGCAGAACTCTTGCCGTTCGACGCGGCGCTGGCCCAGCGGATGAGTGATCGCGCGGTGTCGGTGGTGCAGGCGTCCGACGCGCAGGAATGGCTGCCACGCGAGGTCGCGGAGCCGACCTCCGTTGTCTGCAAGGGCGGCATGGCGGCCGGTCATTGGCATCCGCCCTGCGCGTGGGCGCAGACATGTTGGAGGGGCCGCGCATGATCCCGCAAGCTTACGAATTCAAAAGGCTGGTATCCCGGTTCCGGAAGATGTCGATGTTCGGGTTTCTCTTTGAGGGCATGGAGAGCGCGCCAGTCTATTACTTTGCCGATCAGGCGGCATTTGACAGCGACGAGGTGGCCGCATTGCGATCGCGCATCATGACAGGTCCACTGCGGCTCCCGCACCCGGCCGTGATCTTTGAAGTCCGGGACCATGGCCCGGCAAGATCATCGTTATTGGTCTATGCGCGCCAGTTCGATGATCGGGTGGAGGCTGCCTTCGTCCTCAAGGACCGTTGTCATCGAAAATGGACGGACTGCCTGTGCCACGCCATTTTCGAGCGGCCCGGACTGGCAGAAAACATTCTACACCCAGACCTCAGTGAAGAAGACGTCCAGAAATATGGAGAGGTTGCGACGGGCATTGTCTGGAGGGCGCTGTCGATCCTGGCACACGCCGGGGAGGCAAGGGAACGCAAGGTCATGCCTGCGCTGCGTGGCAAATACGCCAAGGCGGGCGTGCGCGGATGGACCTGGCACCAGATCACAATCGATCTTGACCGTGCACGGGCCAGACAACAGCCTCTTGGCGGCACGCATGCCAGCCCGCGCTGGCACATTCGGCGTGGCCATTGGCGCCATCTCGCTGACGGCCGCCGCGTCTTTGTGCGCCAATGTCAGATCGGCGATCCCGCGCTCGGCGGGGTGGTCAAGGATTACATCGTAAAAGGACGCGCTGCATGACGACGTTCACGCCATCAGCCCAGCAGGCTGCGGCCGTCCGCGAGGTCAGGGCCTGGTTTGAGACCCGGACCCATGACCAGCAGGTATTTCGCCTTTTCGGCTATGCCGGGAGCGGGAAGTCCACCGTCCTGAAGTATGCCCTCGACGAGCTGGGGCTCTCAGCCCACCGCAGCGCGCGTGACGATAGCTGCGTGCCCGGCGTCGTCACGGCCACCTTCACCGGCAAGGCCGCGCTGGTTCTGACCCGCAAAGGCACGCCCGCGCGGACCATTCACAGCCTGATCTATTCGGTGACCGAAGCGACGGAAGAGGAAATAGCGGCCGCTGCGAAAAAGGTTCTCGAGGGCGAGATGAGCATCCGGACCCTGACCGGGTTTGACCGCACTGCGGCGGAAGCCGGGATCGAGGCCATGCGGCAAGCGCTTTCGGCGATGAAGAAGCCACGCTTTGCGCTCAACCCGCAGAGCGATGCGGCAGATGCAAGGCTGATCGTGCTCGACGAGGTCTCGATGGTGGGCGAAGACATGGCGCGCGATCTGATGAGCTTCAAAAAGCCCATTCTGGTTCTGGGCGATCCGGGGCAGTTGCCGCCGATCAAGGGCGCGGGTGCGTTCACCAATGTCGCGCCGGATATCATGTTGACGGAAATCCACCGCCAGGCGGCGGAAAGCGCGATCATCCGCCTGGCCACCATGGCGCGCGAGGGCCAGCCGATCGGCTTTGGCAGCTATGACGCGCATGTCGCCAAGATGCACAAGGGCGACATCACACCCGATCAGGCGTTGCGCGGCGGCCAGCTGATCTGCGGTATGAACGCCACACGGCTTCAGCTCAACAACGCCATGCGCGGGGCTGCGGGGCTCGCGACTGGCGTCTTGCCGACAGGGGCGCCCGAAAAGATCATCTGCCTGAAGAACCAGAATGACCTCGGGTTGATCAACGGCATGTTCCTGACGCTCGAGGATGTTGTCGACGAGGGCAGTCTTTATTTCTCGGCGTGTGTCACAGATGAGGATGGGCGGCGCGTCGGCTCTGTAGGCCACAATGGCGGGCCGGGCCGCTTGCGCATCTACAAGGGGCATTTCGAAGATCATGTTGCGTTCGATCACAGTCGCCATGACCGGGATTGGAAGGAAAAAAAGCACCTGACGGAAGCAACCTTTGGCTGGGCCATCACGGCGCACAAGGCGCAAGGGTCGCAATGGGAGAACGTGATCGTCTGGGATGACGGCCTCGGACGCAGCGATCTCGACCGCCGCCGCTGGCTTTACACCGCCATCACCCGCGCCGAGCGCGGTCTTGTTCTGCTGGCCTGAGGTGTCCCATGATCGACCTGAACGACGTCTGGGCACCGCCCGCCCGCCATGACCTGAGTGCTATCAAGGTCCGGCTCGCGGACACGGCCCGTGACTGGTTGCCCGGGCTCTTTCCCGAGGCACGGCTGACGCAGGACCGACGCGCCTTGCGCTGCGCGGATCTCTCTGGGCGTCGGGCGCGAGGAGAAGGCTCCTGCATCATCCATCTCGATGGTCCCTATGCCGGCTGGGGCTTCGATTTTGCCACGGGCGAACGCGCCGGGCCGATTGACATGATCTACCAGGCCACCGGGATGAGCGACGGGCGGCTTTTCGACGAGGCGGCGCGACTTGCCCATATGGAGCGCGACTTCGCCGTGCAACCCCGACAGGCCTCGCCGTCGCGCCCAGATCACAGCTTGGAAATTCGCCGCATCCTTGATGAGTGCGCACCTGTCGCAGGCAGTCCGGCCGAGACCTACCTCGCGGCCCGCCAGCTCAAGGATCCCGCGTCACCGGATTTGTTCTATCATCCTGATCTGACCGATTACGAAAGCCGCTGTGGCTGGCCCGGAATGGTCGCAGTGCCGCGCCTCGCAAGCGGCGAAGCTGTCGGCGGTATTCATCGTACATTCCTGCTCGAGGATGGCAGCGGCAAATCGCCCGCTGGAAAGAAGATGCTGGGCTCCATCGCCGATGCCGCCGTGCGCCTGTTCCCGATGCCGGACGATGGCCATCTCGGGATCGCGGAGGGCATTGAGACGGCGCTGGCTGCGCAGGCGATCTTCGGCATCCCGGTCTGGGCCGCCCTTTCGGCCGACGGCCTGGCAAGGTTTAAATGGCCCGAGGGCATGCGGCAGGTTACGATCTATGCAGACGCTGGCGATGCTGGACGGCAGGCCGCCGCGACGCTGTCGGATCGGCTGAATATGGCGGATATTCCGAACCGCATCGTGGTCCCGTTGAATGGCGATGATTTCAACGACGATCTGCTGAAGCGGGTAACGCAGGCGGATTATGACGCGGTGATAACAGCAGCAGTCCCGGGAGCGTCTGAGGTTGCAACTGCGGCATCAGTATCCTCGCCTGAGCACGCAGCTGATAACCTTGCCGCTGCGACCGAGGCGCTGACCAACCCTCCTGATCTTACCGCACTCGGCAAACTTCTGGGCCGCATCGTCAAGGCGCGCCTTGAGCCGATGGAGGAGAGGCATGTCCTGTCGCTTGTCAAAGCCCGCACGGGCATTGCGATGTCCATCCTCGACAAGCAGCTTGGGGTCTTGCGCCGCAGGCTGAACAGCACCGGCGACCTGATGAAACCCGCCGTTCGGCCCGCTTGGGCAAACCGATTGCGGCTTGATCTCTCGGGCACGCCTGAGCGCAATGAAGCCAATGTCATCATGGCATTGAGCTCGGATCCAGCCTTCGCTGGCACGATTGCCTTCGATGAATTCCGACAGGAGGTGGTCATGCTGCGCCCGGCACCTTGGGATGACGCCGAGGCGAATTATCCCCGCCCTTGGGAGGATAGCGATGACATCCGCCTGGCCGAATGGCTGCAACACCGCGAAGTAAACGTCGCGCCGCTTGTCGTTGGCCGTTCGGTTGGCGCTGTCGCACGCGAGACCCGCATTCACCCGGTGCGCGCCTATCTCGACACATTAACTTGGGACGGCACCCCGCGGCTTGAACGCTGGACCAGCCAATATCTCGGGGCCGAGCCGACAGACCTGACCCATGCCATGGGAAGCCTGTGGCTGATTTCGGCGGTCGCGCGCATCTACCGCCCCGGCGTCAAAGCCGACCACATGTTGATCCTCGAGGGCGAACAGGGCGCGCGCAAATCGACCGCGCTGAAGATCCTGGCAGGCGAGGACTGGTTCACGGATGAACTGCCCGACCTTGGCTCAAAGGATGCCGCCATCCACATGCAGGGGGTCTGGATCGTCGAAATCGCGGAACTCGATGCAATCGGCCGGGCAGAGGTCTCGCGCATCAAAGCGTTCCTCACGCGCACCACCGACCGGTTCAGGCCGCCCTATGGCCGCCACACCGTCGAGATCAAACGCCAATGCGTCTTCGCGGGCACGGTCAACCCGGACACCTACCTGCGGGATGAGACCGGGAACCGGCGTTTCTGGCCGATCCGCTGCGGCGACATTGACATTGAAGGGCTGAGCCGGGACCGCGACCAACTCTGGGCTGAGGCCGTGGCACGGTTCAAAGCCGGGGCAATCTGGTGGCTTGAGGACAAGGATCTGCTGAACGCCGCGCGCGCCGAGCAGGACAAGCGCTATCAGTCCGATGCTTGGGATGGGTTGATCGAACATTGGCTGAGCCACGAACTCCGCTTTGTCGGTGACAACTTCTCATCCTTGGATCCGCCGCGGCGTGAAAGCGTTCCCCGATACGAACCTTTGCGGGATGTCTCGGTCGGAGAAATCCTCGAAGAGGCCATCGGCATCGAGCCGGCGCGGTGGTCACGCGTCGATCAGATGCGGGTGTCGGGTTACCTGAAAAAGAACGGCTGGGAGAGACATCGGACATACACGGTGGACGGCGAACAGACGGTGCGTGAGTGGCGATACCGGCGCTGACGCAGCGACGGACATCATGAAAGGGTGCGCGGTGAATAGCCTCGCGCCCTTTTTGTTTGTCCCAACCCCCGGTTTTGTCCCAACCTCGTCCCAACCTCGACAGGGGGTTGGGACAAGAATTCTGCATTTAAAAACAACGTCGTCCCAACCTCCCTCCTTTCGTCCCAACCTTTTTGCTTACTTTGTATGTAGGCCCTGAAAGACCGGGCCAATACACACGCTATATGAAAAAGGTAAGGCAGAGGTTGGGACGAGGATAGGTTGGGACGAAAGTCCATAACACATTGATACTGACATTAAAAAACCCGTCCCAACCTCTGGTGGGGGTTGGGACAAACCCGGGAGGTTGGGACAAATCGCCAAGGCTGAAAAAATTTGCCCTGGGTGGCGGTTTTTCTTGTTTGCCCCTGTCTGGCCGGGTATTTTCACGGTGACCAAAGCCGAAGGCCCACTCGAATTCGTGAGCCTTCAAAATGAACGCACAAGACTACATCTGGACCGATCCACTGCCTGAGGCCGTCGGCCGCGCAAAGACAGTACTTGCCCTCGACCTCGGCACCACCACCGGCTGGGCCACCCGTGGCTTTGATGGCCTGATCACCAGTGGCACCGTCAGCTTCAAGCCAAGCCGTTACGACGGCGGTGGCATGCGCTATCTGCGCTTCACCAACTGGCTGACCGAGATCGACCGGCTGTCTGGACCGATTGCAGCGATCTATTTCGAAGAAGTCCGCCGCCATGTCGGCACCGATGCAGCCCACGTCTTTGGAGGGCTGCTGGCTGTTTTGACCAGCTGGGGCGAGTTGCGGGGCATCCCGTATCAGGGCGTCCCAGTCGGCTCGATCAAGAAACATGCCACCGGAAAAGGCAACGCACCCAAGCAGGCCATGATCGATGCCGCCCGGGCGCGCGGCTTCAGCCCGGCCGACGACAACGAAGCCGATGCCATCGCAATCCTGCTGTGGGCCTTGGAGACGCGGGGAGGGCTGGCATGATGGGCATGCGCTTCACGCCCAAGGGTTATGGCGGTCATCGACGTGACACCGAGCAGGTCAAGCGTGATGGCTGGAATGAAGAGGGCCTGTTTGCCGTCATGCTCGACGACCATCGGCTGACCTGGCCGGAGCGGGAGCCGCGCCGCCAGCTGGGCGAGCGTCTCTACGGCAAACGGGAACGGGAGATGCGCCATGGGTGAGTGGACAACCACACGGGTCGAGGATCGGCTCGAGAGCGCCGCCGACGTCTTCCGCACCTTGCCCGGCGTCAGGCCGCTGGGTTTTTTCAACGCCTGGCCCGAGTATTTCCATAGCTTCGCGGACAAGGTCGGTCAGGAGCCGCAGATGCTTCGGCCCCGACCAGGACCGCGCCAGATCACCGAAGCCGAGGAAGCGATGCTCTGGCTCCGCTGGCTCGAGCGGGATGATGCCCGGATCGTCTGGCTGCGTGCCGAACGCACGCCGTGGAAGCCGATCTGCTGGGAGATGGGCATCAGTCGCCCGGCGGCCAACCGCCATTGGCAATACGGGGTCGCGCTGATCACCTGGCGGCTTAATGGACGCATGCCACCTTCGAAGCGGTCGCAGCGCTTCGTGGTCAAGAACGCGAACAACCTGTCAAGAAAAATCGTCCTGTGACGGAATTTTCGGAGAGACATCGGAAGGGGTTCACCATGCCGGGGTCGAGGGCTACAAATTGGATATACTCGGGAGAGGCGCGCGCGGGACGGCCCGCGCCGCTGGCTTCCGGGGTCCACCGAGGGGTCCAGCCGGGGTCCAGTCGGCTAACTCATTGAATTCTTGGTTCCTTCCGGGCGATATTCGTATGCTGGCGGGCGAAGCGCGCAATTTCGCCAGCGACAGGGCCGTTTTTTTGGGAGTCCACCCCGCGTGGAGTCCACCCCTAAAACCGGAAATAACCACGCAATAACAGTGGCTTGTAAGGTGGACTCCGGGGTGGATACCCTGGACTCCGGAGTCCAGCTGGAATCCAGCTTGGAGTCCAGTGAAGTCCGCGCTGAAGGAATTCATCCTGGCGCCCGGTTCGGCGACACCTCCTCCCAGAATTGCCGCCGAACCCACGCTCGCCTGAGTGTATCGATGCCACCGAAG